GAAGGCTTCTACGGGTCATCGTATCAACAAGTACTGGAAGGGGATTTACTCTAAAGGTCTTGAGATGATTGTTGATGACTCGGTCTTGCAGCTAGATGATAACCATGGTCACGTTTATAACGTCAATGGTGATAATGCAAAGGAAAAGGCTGATGATATTGCCGCCTTTCTAGCTGACAACAAAAATTCTAATTTGAATTGGCAATCCTTGGCACTCAAGATTCGCATGAAGGGTGGCGCGTGGAAGTCTTTTGATATGTCCCGCGACATGTATTCTGAGGAATTTGAGCAACCTGAAGAGGATACCACCGCTGATGAGGAGGATTATGATGATCGTCCTACGCGTCGTGAACGTAAGCCACGAGCCCGTTCCGAGTTTGTGGAAGAAGCCAAACTTGAAGGTAAGGAAGCTAAAGTGCAGGAAAAGCGAAAGCCGAGTGTTCGTGCTGTTTCGACTCATCCCTGTTATGCTTTTTATCTTAACAAGTGTACAAAGAAGAATTGTGTTTTCTCGCACTCTATGCCGAAAGCTGAAGCACTAAAAATCATCTCCAAAGTAAGATGTCCTGAGGGGCATTCTTGTAAACATGCTGATTGTCCGTTTCTGTGTAGGAAACCACATCAGGAGATGGCTTTGGGAAAGTGTAAGCTCGATTTGACTGTGCCAACTGCTGTTACTGGTGTTGTGCAAGGTGTTGATTCGAAAGGTAATGAGTGGTGGACGAACACTACTTATGTTGGGCAGGACTTTCTTGTTCCCCAGCATTTTGTCCAAAAGGTCGTAGATAGTCCTGGTGCTTCTTTGAAGATACAGGGCAAGTCCATCCGTTTGTCTGAGTGTAAGTCTCGACTTGTGGATGTTGATCTTATGGCTGTTCGTGCACCGGGCGACTTCTTTGTTCCGACGAAGAAGGCTACTGCGTGTGTTCCTGGCAATGAGGAGGTGTATTTAACTGCCTTCCCCACTAAAGAGGCAACTGCGTTAGCTGTCTCCCAAGGTCTTGCTACCACTGGTGGCAAACTTGCGTATTACTCTGCCTGTTCTAAGGAGGGTGACTGTGGTGGTGGTGTTTGGTCAGTTAAGGACAATACTGTGCATCTGGTCGGCATCCATATTTTTGGAGATCGTACCCGAAATGGCTTTATTCCGATAACTCCTGAGTTACTTAAACGACTCAGTGATGGTTCGGTTTTTCAGCCGTCCCTCTTATAGATAAATCTTTCGATTTAAAAGCCGTTCTTGGTCAGTATCCGACCGGCTTTATATCTATAAGAGGGGGACCGAGTGAGCCATTCATGGCCGAATGTAAACATGTTAATGAAATGCAGTGGAAAGGTCGCTGCACGAGACGTGTTAATTATTCGAAAGCTGTGGGGACTTGCCCGTTCTTTCGTGAGTTTGTCAATATCAAGCTGGGCTCTTCACCGGAAGTTCTGTGGCCGCAGTATCGACGTACTGTTTGCAATCACAGGGCTGGTTATAAGAGCATGGCGAAGTATGAGAAAGCTCAACCTGTACTTGATTTGTCCGCGTGGAGATTGGCCGGTGACTGGACCGTGCGCCATTTCCAACCTTACTTAAGTGGTTCAAGAGTGATCGACGCTGAGCATGCACGTCTGGAAATGGACAAGCAGACCTCGCCTGGTTACCCGTGGAACACATTGTCACGAACGAAAAGTGGTGTACTAGCATCTCCTTTGTATCTTAAATACGTGGATGATTATTGGAAGAAGCTCGCGACTGG